GTATAGAGAGATTCGTGAGAATCCTGATGTTCATAAAGTATGTCTAAGACTATCACATACTGAAAAAGAAATGTTAAACAACATCAAACTAAATACAGGAGTCGGATATTCAGAAGCGATCAAAAGAGCAATTTTTAAATGTTACGGATTGTGATTTGATGTGAGTGCTTAGTAGAGAGGGGTAGAAATACTCCTCTTTTTTTTTCTCAAGATCTGAGATATTAAAAATATAGTGTTAATTTAGAGGGATGATTCATAAACACATAATACAATCAAATAAGACTATTCGCTATCTAGAAAGAGCGAGAGAGGGAAAGATACAAGAGGCATCAAGATTCGGAGCAGTAGAGATAGATGATCATTTAAGATTTAAGAAGGGGAATTTTGTAGTAGTAACAGGACACGCTAATGTAGGAAAGACTCATACAATGACTTACCTGCAAATGCTACATACATTAGAGAATGGAACTAGATGGCTTATCTACTCTTCAGAGAATGAGGTTCAATCACTCCAGAGGAAGATCATTGAATTCCTAGCAGGGAAGCCAATCAATCAGATTGATGAGCAGACATTCTGGAGGCATCATGCCTTTGTTGAGGGACATTGGGCATTCTTAGATTCAGAGTTAATAGTAAATGCTTTTGAGTTATTAGATATCGCTAGAGAGGTTTATGATGCTTGGGAGTTTCAGGGAATGATGATAGATCCTTATAACTCGCTAACCATTAAGAAGGAAGATGTAGGTAAGGGAATCTCAACTCATGAATATCATTATGAGGTAACAAGCCATATTAGGAAGTTCTGCAAGGAATATGGTATTACTACGATCCTGAATACGCATCCTGCAACACAGGCACTAAGACAAGTTCATAGAGGATCTCACGAATATGCTAATCATACGATGCCTCCTATGGCGAGTGATGTTGAAGGCGGTGGTAAGTTCGTGAACCGCAGTGATGAATTTTTTGTGATTCACAGGTACACTCAGCATCCTCAGGATTGGATCTTCACAGATATTCATGTCAGAAAAGTGAAGGAGTTAGAATCTGGAGGTAGACCTACTCCATTAGATTTACCGATCAGGATGGAATCTACACAGGGTAATTGTGGGTTTAGAATAAATGGAATAAATTTGGTAACTAAAGAAAGAGAAATAGATGGATCTCCATTTTGAGGGTAATAGGCTATACTATATGGAAAAGGAGTCAGAGTTGTATAAGGCTCTGGATCACCTTAGCAAGGAGTTAAGCGATCAGAAGACTATGACTAAGGAGGATATGTGGGAAGTATTCCAGATACTTGCTGATTCAGCAGCAGTCTATAGACATATCACAGATTACTTTACGACTCTAGATAAATTGATCCTAGATGCTAGGATTGAGAATGGAAAATTGAAGCAGGAGATGTATGATCTGAAGAAAGAGAATCATAGATTGAATGAGATGTTAAATAGAGAGATGGATGGATTTTAAGAGAAAGATGAATAATGGTCAGAGGTTTGAGATCAGTGGGATGGAGTTCATATGTATAGAGACTCACGCTTATTTGCAAACTAGGTTAGATGATGAGGAATCGGATATTGATGTAGGATCTAGCTATTACATAGTCAGGAATACCTCAACAGGGAAACTACATCAAATCCCATTTCAAAGAATAATAGATAAAGAGAAAGAGATAACATGGAAGATTTAAGTAGAGTATTGAAGGAGTATTTTGAGGATATTAGTTTGATCCCTAATAATACCAGACAATTAGAACAGGTATATGCCAGATCTGCTATGATGGTAGCAATGAGAAAGTATATGACCTTGATGCAGATAGGGAGATTATTTGGTAAGAATCACGCTACAATTCATCATGCAGTAAAGAATCATAATACAAATCATGAGTGGAGTGATCTATATAGATTCTACTATTCTACGGCTACTCAGAAACTGCTAGATTGTAGTATAGATAAGATCCAGAGTGATAATAGGCTTCAGGCTCAATTCACTAGACAGAAGATGAGAATCATTGAACTAGAGTATGAGGTTCAGAAATTAACATTGAAGTGTCAAGAATTGAACGATAATTGCATTATATTACACAAATTAAATAAGCAATTACAAAATGCAGATTGAATTTAGCCCTCTTTATGGATTGATGTTTGGAATCAACTATGCTTACTATCCTGAGATAGAAGAGAAGAAGCCATTGCATCTAATCCAGATGGGACTAGGTTTAGTCATGGTGCAAATAGCATGGGAAGAATAGAAATATTTTACAGAAAGAATTTCAAGAGACTAACAGGATTCATTAAGGAATATACTGATGGTTCTTATGAGATCGCATCTGATATAGTTCAGATGGTGTTTCTACGACTATTAGAATTAGAGAGCGAAGGGAGAACCAACTTTTATGAGGAGGACTCCCTTAACTTTTTTTATGTCTATAGATCCTGCATCAATACGGCTCTTAAATATCAGAGAGCAAAGAAGAAAATCAATAAGGTTTCTCTGGAAGATTTTGATGTGGAGGATTATCAGCCTTATCCAGAGGAGAAAGCAGCACTTGAGAAACTCATTAACATTATGGAGGATGAGATGAAAGAATTGCATTGGTATGATGAGAAGATGATCAGGATTCATATGGAGGGAACGAGTATGAATAAGATCCATAGAGATACAGATATAGGACTAACATCAATTAAGAATACGATCAAGAATGGGAAAGCAAGAATCCACGACAGGCTCAGAGAAGATTGGGAAGACTTCGGAAATGGAGACTATGACAAAATCTAAGAAGAGAGGTAGACCAAAGGGAAGTAAGAACAAGCCTAAAGGTCTAGGAGATACTATTGAGCAGATCACAGAGGCTACAGGAATCAAGAAGATAGTCAAGGCAATCGCAGGAGAGGATTGTGGGTGTGATGAGCGCAGAGATGCTTTGAATAAGTTATTCCCTTATAAGAAGGTTCAACCTGAATGCTTAGAGCCAGAGGAGATAGAATATCTATCTACAGGGATATTAAGAAAGAGAACCCTCAAGTATGAGGATCGTGAGCAGATAGCTACTATTCATGCGAGAGTGTTTAACCATAAGTTTGATATTCCCTGTACTTGCAGTCCTAAGATCTGGATGCAATGGGTAAGAGAACTCCAAGAACTGCTAGATGCAACTAAGGAAGTATCTTAAAGAAGGGAGAAATCTTAGTGATGACCGAACCGCTATTTGTGTTGATGTAGGCAAATCAGGAGAAGCATTATTCAAGGAACTGACAGGAGCGCATAAATCCTCACTTGCTGATGATAAGAAGCATATAGACTTCTATTGGGGAGATATGAAGGTAGATGTCAAAGGATTGAAGAAGATGCATCATTCAGGGTATATCCTTCTGGAGTTTATTAATGTCTGGGGAGGTCATGGATGGTGCAGTAGAAAGAGCAAGGCTGAATACATAGCCTTTCAGTTTCCTGATGCCTTCTATATATTCAGAAAGAATCACCTTAGGAGAAGAGCATTAGACTTATGTGAGGAGTTTGATAGATCAAAGATCCTGAGGAAGAATTGGATTCCATATCAGGAAGCGATGTATAAGTGGGTAGGTAGATATAATGCTCAGGATGTGTTCACTTATCTAAAGATAGAAGATGTAGAGGATCTGATCTTTGAGATCCTACCATATAAAATAAAAGAGGGATGATATTACTATTATTTGGAATTGGATTGGGCATAGCCCTGAATCAAGTTAGATCACTCCAGAAGAGAGTTGATGACCTAGAGGAGTTCATTGGAGAAACTTTTTTTAAGGATGATACAGAGTAATTAAAAATCTTTGTTTATATTTATCTCATCATTTAAAAATAGAGAGATGAAAAAGATTGATTGGAATAAGGTAGCAGTAGTTGCATTCTTGCAGACTATGGTCATTCTAGGAATGATTGCTATGATAGCAGTATTTGAATTAGTAGAACTCTTAACCTGTTACTCATGTTAATGTTAGATGGAACAGATTACGATCAGCAATGGCTGATTGATAAAGCGAGAGCCGATGAGTTCTATTATGGACCATTAAACAAATTAGCATTATCTTCTTCTAGTTGTAAGATGCTACTAGATAGCCCTAAGACATTCTACAATGTCCAGAAGTATGGATCTGAGGAATCAAGTCCTGCTCTATTAATGGGGAGAATCATTCATGTGATGATCCTAGAGCCTGAGAATTTTGATGATATCTTTCAGGTGGTAGATGTTGCTTCTAAGAATACTAAAGCCTTCAAAGAGGCTCAATTAGATAATCCTAAGACTTGTATCACGAGAAAGGATAAGGAAGCAGGAGAGCGTATGGCTGATGCTTTTAATAGAAATGAATTAGCATTGAGTTATCTATCAGGATCTGAGACAGAAGTACCAATGATTGATAATGTAGGAGGCTTTCCATTTAGAGGGAAGGCAGATATCCAGAGAGGAGGAGAGATCATTGATCTCAAGACCACTACAGATCTCAAGGCATTTAAGTATTCAGCAGATAAATATGGATATGATCTTCAATGTTATATCTATTGCAATCTATTCAAGACCTCATATAAGGACTTCACATTTATAGTTCTGGATAAGTCATCTACTGATATAGGGATCTATGATGTATCAGAGGAGTTCTACAAGAGAGGAGAAGCGAAGTTTAATAGAGCGATCAGTCTTTACAGAGACTTCTTTGTAAGAGGTGGGGACTTGGATACTTATACAATTACAGGAACATTATGAAAGTGCTTGAGTTATTTGCAGGATCCAGAAGCATCGGTAAGGTTTGCGATGTTTTAGAATATGAAGTATTCTCTTCAGACATTAATCCATTTGATGGGATTGATTATGTTGTAGACATCTTAGAATTTGAGGAAGGACAAGTCCCTTTCATTCCAGATATTATATGGGCATCACCACCTTGCACAAGCTATTCTATAGCTGCTATCAGTCATCATAGAAAGGATGGAGTAGCAACATCTGATTTCGCTAAGAAGAGTGATATGATGATGGCTAGACTTCAGGAGATGATAGAATACTTTCTAAAGTTAAATCCTGATCTGATCTACTATGTAGAGAATCCTAGAGGGATGTTGAGAAAGATGCCTTTCATGAGTTACTATCCATTAAGACATACATTGACCTATTGTCAGTATGGAGATGATAGGATGAAGCCTACAGACATCTGGACTAATAACTTCAAGTGGAAGCCAAAGCCTATGTGTAAGAATGGCGCACCTTGTCATGTGGCTGCACCTAGAGGAAGTAAAACAGGTACTCAAGGATTAAAGGGAAACTATGAGAGAAGCATAGTTCCTCCGATCCTGTGTGCAGAAGTCCTGATCAGCATATGAAAAAGCATACTAAGATATATATGAAGCACTTCAATTATGTTCTAGATGATTTCATTCCCTGTGAGATCTGTGGAGGTAGAGCAGTTGATATTCATCATATTGAGAATAGAGGATCAGGAGGTGCTAAAGACAAGGACAGAATAGAGAACCTAATGGCTCTATGCAGAGCAGACCATATTAAG